ATCGGGCGCCTGCAGGCTGAGGCCGGGGCGATGCTCCGGGTGGTCGAGGCGGCAAAGAAGTTGCAAAAACACTTCAACAAAGCCCTAGCTGAGTACGAAACGGAGGCGAAGTAGATGCCAGGCTATAATGACCCGGATGACCCCGGCAACAGCGCCGCGTTCTACACTGGCAAACCGTGCATCGAACCCGGCTGCCACAACGCGGCGGGCACAGCTTGGTCACCGTATTGGTGCTTCGAGTGCAACGTGAGGTGGCGGATATTGAAGAACGATATGGGAAAGAGGTGCCCCATGCCTGACTACAGCCTGTATCACCCTAACCTGCGACCCATCTGCTGGTGCCGAATCTGTGAGCATGGGAACCCGAGTCCGTTGTCGTATCTGGCCTGCCGTAAATGTGCAGCGTCGTCGGTCACCTGGTTCCCGGTGTTGCCTTGGTGGCTGCGATGGCTGGAATAAACTAGGCGTAAACATTTGCTCAGATTGACGCTGAATGTCTTGGGGGACAACACATGGACGAACTGCCTGACAAGGTAATCCAACTCACCGTCTTGAGACGGAACAACAACCTGAGCAAGAGATGCGCCTGTCTACATCCGCGCTACGAAGTCGACGAGAACTGCCGAGAGGTGATCTGCACCCGGTGTGGGGCCAAGGTAGATGCTTTTGACGCCCTGGCACATCTCTGCCGGGATCGCGAGTGGGCACAGCGGGAGGTAGAGTCTCTGCTCGAACAGCGGAAACAGATCGCCAATTGGAAACCTCACTTGCCGGCGTTGAAAAACATGGAGCAGGAGATCAGGGAGGGGATGATCCCGTGTTGCCCGCACTATGGTAAGGGGATTAAGCCGGAAGAGATCACCGGATACACAAACAGGAACAGGTACGAGCAGGAAAAGATAATTAAGGGGTAGGGGGAGTAAGCATGAGGGACCACGACAAGATCCGCTCACTACACGCCCAGGGCAAGAATGATGTGCAGATCGCCAAGGAGATCGGCGTCAATCCATGCACGGTCTTAAACCACCGCAGGCGCCTTGGCCCGAGCATCATCGAGGAATATCAGGCAAGCGCCAAAGTGGTGCTGCTAGTAAACCAACTGAAGAAAGCATTATACCGAGTTGCGGAATTGACTGTGGAAAATCAGGAACTGAGGGCGGAATTAGCGAAGAGGCAGGGGTGATTTATACGGCCTGGATCGAGAGCCACGATGAACTAGGGGAACACCCTAAAACAATAAAACTGGCAAGATTGCTCAGCATATCTCAGCCGTCTGTTATTGGACATTTGCATTATTTATGGTGGTGGTCTCTAAAATATGCCACCGAAGGATCTTTGACCGGGTACGATCCGAGCGACATAGCCAGCGCAGCAAAATGGGAGGGAGATCCGGAGTTATTTATTACGGCTATGTGTGATTGCGGAGTAGGTAATAAACCAGGTTTTCTGGAGAGGACATCCGAGGGATTAGTTATTCATGATTGGCAAGATTATGTTGGAAAACTGTTGGACAAGCGCCGGACAGATGCAGAAAGGAAGAAAGACATCCGTAAGACATCCAAAGGAAGTCCGCAGGACATCCAACAGACATCCGATGGACAAAGTACGGACGGCGCAGGTACCGTACCTACCGTACCTACCGTACCTACCGTACCTACCAAAGACATATACTCGTTTTGGAATAGCCAGGGGATCATTACTCACAAAAGTTTAAGCGAAAAAATCAAAGGGTCGATCAATGCACGGCTTGAAGAAGGCTATGCGGAGAAAGAAATTCTTGATGCCATCGGCAATTATAGTCAAATACTTTCAGAGCCAGATCGATATTTTTTCCAATACCGCTGGACACTGGAAGAGTTTATGAGGCGTGGGTTAGATAAATTCAAATCATCATCAAGGCCGTTTGAAAACTATCTGAAAAAACCTGATGCTGCAGCATCACCTAGAGCGCCGGATAACCTCATGGATATAGCCGAGGACATGAAAGCCTTGCGGTTAAACGAGGAGAGGCGGCGGCAACTTGAAGCAGATCGCGCAAAAGGATAACGAGGCGGCAACACAACCGGCCATCTCCGTGGAGCGGTCAATCCTTGGCTGCCTGATGTCTGGCCCCGGTTACGACACCCTGCAGGAGATCGCCGCCATCAGACCAGAGCAGTTCTACCGGGATGATAGCCGCAAAATATTCCGGACGATTCTGACTCTGGTGGAGCAAGGAACCGCCCCCGATCTGACCCTGGTCTACCAGCAGGATCAAGACCTCGATCCGGTTGATCTGGCGAGTATGCGTGGGGAAGCTTGCATGCCGAGCCAGATCAGGTATTACACTGGTCTGCTGCAGGAGAACCACCGTCGCCGCACCCTGGAATATGCCTTAATGCAAGCTCAGACCGAGATCGCTTCTGGCCAGGAGCGTGAACAGATCGAGGAGCGGCTGATCAACTCCCTGCAGCAGGATCGGGCCGAGGCGGAGACCTTCGGGATTGCCGAGGGTTATGACGTGCAGCAACTTCTTGACGGCCATGAGGCGATCTCAGGTGTCATGTTTGGGCTGCCGGATGTGGATGCTGCGACCGCCGGAGGAATCAAGCTGGGCGAGGTATGCATCTCTGCGGCCAGGACAAGCGTCGGCAAGTCAGCTTTTGCGGTGATGGCGGCAATTAATGCGGTGACGCACGGAACCCCGGTGCTTTATATGAGCTATGAGATGCCCCGGCAGCAGGTATGGCGCAGAGCGCTCTCTTACTGGAGCCGGGTGAGTTTAAGAAAGTTCCGCCAGGGATACTTCGACTTCTATGACCAGGGCCGGGTGCAGGAAGCTTATAAGGATTTACAGCAGGGCGGTTTCCTGCCGCAGATCCGGATCAACTGCAAGGCCAACAGGCCTGGCGAACTGCTGAGACTGATCCGCATGGAACAACTGCGCTTTGGCCAACAGCTTATAATTATTGACCACGCCGGCCGGATGCTGCCCGATGGAAAGGTCCGGAGCGACTATGAACGGGCATCGGAGATCGCCAACCGCCTGAAGGATATCGCCCTTTCCTGCAGTGTGCCCATGCTGGCCCTGTGGCAGCTTAATCGGAGCGTGGAAAAGACACAGGATAAGATGCCGACACTGGCAGATCTGCGGGATACCGGCCAGGCTGAGGAGATCGCTGACAGCGTGCTCCTGATGAGCCGGGACAGTTACTACGACAGCAGTATCCCGATCACGGAGGCTACGGTCACGGTGGATGTGGCGAAGGCACGGGACGGAGGTAAGACCGGGAAAGTTAAAGTGCCCTGGCTGTCGATCATCTCCCGGCCAGGGCCAGAGCGAATGGCAGGTGAAGACTGATGCCCCGCCGCTTCGCGACCCGCGTCTGCATCAGCGACCATGCTCACGAGAGATGGCGTCTCCGGGCCCCCGGCCAGGATGAACCAGGGCCGCGCCAGATAATGTCCCGGCTGAACAATCTCCTTCGCCTGGGCGTCCAACCAGATCCCGGCGGCGCGGTCTGGGTTCAGGTGACGCAAAAACTGTCGGCGGTCTGTGCGCCGCAGTTTGACGGCTGCTGGTTGGTATTGAGTTACAGGTATCACGGGGCGTGGAAGAAATTCAGCAAGGAGGAGAGGGCGCTGTGAAAACTCAAAAGGTGCGCGCCGACTTGATCCTGAAGCAACTGGCAAAGCGTCATACGGGGCGGCAGCAGATGGATGATATTTTCCTGGCTGAAGTTAAAAACGGCCGCACCTGGGATAACCGTGAAACGCTCAGGCTTGATGCTATTGCAATCCGCAAATCATGGGCAAAACCGCTTGTTGTGGCATATGAAATCAAGGTCGACCGGGCTGATTTTCTCAGGGATACCAAATGGCCGAAGTACCTTGAACTGTGCAACGAATTCTATTTTGCCTGCCCCAATGGGTTGATCTCGGAAGAAGAGGTTGAGCCGACAGTTGGGCTCATCTGGTACAACCCCGAGAAGGGCTGCATCACTACCAAGCGCAAAGCGGTTTACCGGCGGGTGGAGATTCCGAAGGACATGCTCTGGTATTTGATTATGGCACGCTTAAGCTCCGACTCCAGGCATCCGTTCTTCTCATCCGATCGAGAGTTTTTCGAGGCGTGGGTAGAAGAAAAGAAAAACAAACACGATTTAGGCAGGAGAGTTCAAAGTAAAGCTTCTGAAATAATTAGTGATTTAAATATCCAAGTTACTACACTACAACGTGAAATCGATAGGCAGGAAGATAATAAGAAAGTTATTGAGGAAATCAGGCAAGTAGCTATAAATTATGGGGCGCACTGGTCTGATACCCATCACTTAGCAGAGTTCTTTGAGAAGGCGCTGAAGAAGTCTTTGCCTCCCGAGATGGCAAGATTGGTGAGCAGTATTGAAAAGGATGCTGCAAGGCTTAGAGGCATGGTGTTTGACTCATGACCATCCGCCTGACCGCTGCCCAGGCCGCCCGGCTGACCAAGCGCCAGGGTGTCAAGTTGACCAAGCTCCGGCCCACTGCGGCCACCTGGGATGCGACGGTCTCGCCCGGCCGCATCTGGATCAGCATCCCGGAGTTGCCGCCGACACTGAACGAATGGAGCCGCCAGCATTGGTCGGTCAGGAGCAGCGAAGTGGCAAGGTTGAGCAGTGACCTGACGATGCTGAGGCTGAAATACAAGATACCGATAACGGCCAGGCCGAGGGTGCAAGTGGTCTATTACTTCTCGATGAAGAGGCGACGCGATCCAGATGGCTATACGCCAAAATTTTTGCTTGATGGGTTGAGATACGCCGGAATTATCTCTGATGACAATGCTGATGTGCTGCAACTACCACAACCGGAGTTCAGGATTGACCATGAGAAACCGAGGACCGAAATTTATATCACCGAGTGGAGGGAAAAACAATGAAGCCTACGCCAATTGAAGTGTTCCAACTGGGTCTGCCCATGACGGATTCTCGCCAGATGCCTCCGGATGCGCTGACCTATGACGATTGCCGGCGCCTGCTTGAGGCAGAATATCCGCAGCACATCATCGCAGACAAGTACAGCATGTCGATTGCGGAATTTCGCCAGCGACTCGGAGAGCTCGGGTTGAAGAAGAACGGCAAATCGTGGGACTATAGAGCGCCCGGTCATCCTAAAGATGAGGCGCCGGAACCTAGACTGACGCCCGGCGATTTGACCCGGGAGCAGGCGGCCAGGATGCTATTGGCCGGGGTGTCGAAAACGGACATATGCTGGAAATACAATTTCCCGAATCCGCCGGGGTTAAATGCCAAGCTGGAAAAGTGGGGCCTGCATAGAAGAGGTGCGCCGCCTCAGGACTTCAAAACAAAACAGGATGAGATGCGGAGGATGGCCGCAGCAGTGTTGGCAGAGATCCAAAAAGACGCAGGTGTCGAATACTACGAAACCAAGACCGATTCCACCGCGCTTGATGAAGCGTTTGCGGAGTTGGCCGAGCATCCCAACGAGGGCCACCGTGGTATCACTGGGGTTGTGCTCACTCCCTTGGTCGTAGACGGCCCGGACGGGGAGCCAATAGAAATAATCCCGGTTAGCGATGCCGTCCACCAGACCATCGATGAGGTAGCCGATCTTCTGATCGACGGAGCCGGTATCTCTGCGCCGGTCGGCATTCTCAACGATGGCCACCAGGATGAAGAGATCCGGGATTGCGTCACCTGTGGCCATCTTGTCGCTGACCCGTATACCCATTGCAACATGCCGACGCAGGACATCAGGGATTGCATCGACGCTGATTACCTGGGCTGGATTCCGCGGATAATCCCGATCAGCGAGGCCGTCCACCAGGCCGTCGAGAGCGGGGAAGTCAAGATTGAGACGGTGGAAAAAGTTGTTGTCCAAGGCTTTGAGGGTCTCGAAGAAGGCGTCAGGGATATAGTTGAAATTCTCATGAAAAACGGAGTGAAAACCTTTTCGTCGTGTGAGGGAGGGCGCAGGCACCCATATCGCTGGCCGACAGTTCAATTTCACGGTGATCAGAAAGAGGCATTAAGGGCGCGGTCCATTGCCCGTGAAAATGGATTTGATCCCTGGGAACTCAAGCAGGTATGGCTTGAAGATGATCAGGCAAGCCATCCCTATTGTTGGGAAATGAGCTTCAGGCCTCCAGATGATCACTATCTGTGGCAAGAACGCTCCCAAGATCAGGGAGATCCGGCGAACTACCGGCGGGATTATATACCAATGTCCGAAGAGAAGATAGCATATTTGCGGGATCTGGAAAACGCCGTATCCCCTGCCCCGTCAATCGACCTCTCCACGATGCGCTGCTTCACCCCCGGCAATCGCAGCATCCGGCAGGGACAATCTCTGATAACCATGAGCACCAAAGGCACGGTCAGGATCTGCGCCGGCCTGGTCATGGCCGCCCCGGAAAAATATCACTCATGGGAGTGCAAATTCCCCGCCCGGATCTATCTCTCCGACGATGACCGGCAGATTGTCATCAGACCTGCGGATGACGGCTACTGCTTCAACTCGTACAAGAACAGCAGTATGAAGAAGTGCAGCGCGATTCCAGTCACGTCCGACGTGAAGAACAAAGTAGGATTGCCGGCGGCGTATCAGGGGGAGTGGAACGTGGAACTGGGAGTCTGGGTAGGGAAGTTGATCGAGAGTAAGGCGGGGGTGGCGTAGGTGTCTGAGATAATCTGCAAGGAAACGTCCTGCGCGTTCAACGAGGATCACGGGTGCCTGAAGAGAACGGTGAGACTGGAGCAGGTTAAGGTCGAGATCAAAGCCTCAGCGGTTCCCATTTACTGCTGCAACCTGCTCCATTGCTTGGAGTATGAGCGCAGGCACGAAAGCGAGGTGACCCCATGAGTTTATCACGAGCACTGCGGCGCCAGGAGGCCCAGCAAGTATGAGGATAAAAACGTGCTGCCAGCGCACGGAATGAGATAGAGAGAAAAAAAGCGCCCCTTCCGGAGCGACCTACCAAGTCAATTATATCCGGGAGGTGGCCAAGTGTCAAAGACAAAAGAGGGCATCGATATAGAGGCCGTCATCAAGAAGGCCGTCAAAGAGGCGATGAAGAAGGGGTTAGAGGCGGGGCTGGCTGCTGGGAAAGCGCAGGCTGAGCGTGAAGCGACGGACGCCTACAAGGCTACCGAGAGGCGCCTGTATGCCCTACCGGTGCTGATTAAAAGAGTCAGCAACAGCGAAGAATATCTTGATTCCCTCGAAGCGGCTGCAACACAGGGTCATAGCAAAGATATAGTGCGGTTCTCGGTATCATCATCATTATCGACTGAGGAGAAAATAGAGGCTTTGATCGCCGACGGTAAGGCGAAGCTCGCAGCTGATCAGCATGAGATCGATGTGATAAAAAAAGCCCTCGAAAATATTGAAAACGACCAATACTACCCCGTTGTCAAGGGGCGATACTTCGAGCAGCTTTCCGACGAGAAAATTGCAAAACAGATTCCCTGTGACGATTCGACCGTCAGACGCCAGAGAAGCCGTCTGGTGCGGACTGTAGCGATCTGGCTATACGGTGCCGAGGCGGTTTAACTTGCACAAATCGCGTGCACAAAAGTTGAGCATCGTTGCACATTGCGCCTGCACAACGACTGTGATATGATTTTTATGATGCGAAAGGTGCAGGGAAAAGTTTTAAGCCCTCACTCTAGCCAAATCAAACGGACAACCTAAAGTGAAAGGGGCTGCTGCAATCGGTTTGAGCGAATGCGCCGAGGCAGCCCCGAATAAAAAACCAACCGTCCATCCCGGGGCGGGTTTTTATTTGGAATAATTAGCAGGAACAGGCTTCCTTTTGCCGAAGTATGGGGAAAACGGTGGGGGGATGTGTTGGGATGGCTGATGAGATTAAGGTAGTGCCGACTCCGATTCAAAGAAACGAAAATGACGTTGCAACAGAACTCACAATGCTGTATTTCAGAGATAAGCCTGTAGGGTCAGCTGAAGAAATCCAAACGATTTTTGTGAAAATGTTTGCTGCTGTGGGTGCTGCACACGCTGGCCCCGCAGTGAGGACTTACTTAAAAAACTACTTGCCTGAAGAACTGAAGAAATAAATTTCTTAACATCATATTGTTATGAGCTTTGGTACTAGGAGCCTTCGGGCTCTTTTTTATTTCACGTGAAATAATCGAGGTGGATGAGCCAATGGCAAAAGACGGATTAACCATAACAGTCCAGATTAGGACATATAAAGGCATCAACTGGCTGACTGCGAAAGCACTTATCGCCCTAGTAAGGTTGCGATTGATAACCCCAGATAAGGCAATCGAAGCATACAGACAAGTGGTTACAACGACCGTTTGGTACAGACTTGATGCTGGGAGTGTCCATGACCGAGACCGACAATGGCACAAGTTGGGGCCATGCCGAACAGACTGAGGCATCCCTGTAACCATCCCGGTTGCCCGAACTTGACCACCGAGCGCTATTGCGACCGGCATCGGAAGCAGGAATCACAGCGAACCGACCAGCAGCGGGGAAGTGCATCGGAACGGGGATATACCTGGCGCTGGCATCAAGTAAGGACGCTGTATATCCGGGAGCATCCGCTATGCGCCGTCTGCCTGGAGCAGGGAGTGATAACGGCCGGAGAAGTGGTCGACCACATCATTCCGCACAAGGGCGACTATGAACTATTCTGGGATGAGGGCAACTGGCAGACGCTCTGCAAACGCTGTCATGATGTCAAGACGGCGACCGAAGACGGCGGCTTCGGCGCAGCGCCGCGATATAGACCGAACGATCTGTTGCCGTCGCTGATACCGTTGACTGTCATCTGTGGTGCGCCAGGTTCAGGCAAGAGCACGTTGGCAAACGAACGAGCAAGTGAGCGTGACCTGGTCATCGACCTCGACGTCATCAAAGCGCAGGTAACCGGCAGCAGGATATATGAGCGCCAGGATGATAAGGCATGGAACGCTGCCATCGTCAAGCGCAACCAGATACTCTACGACCTGGGCCGCAAGCGGCTGCCCAAGCAGGCATTCTTTATCATCAGCGCTCCATCAGCCATCGAGCGCCGATGGTGGAAGGATGCCTTGAGACCGAAAGAGATTATAGTGCTGGATACCCTGGCCGAGGTGTGCATCGAGAGGATCAAGGCCGACCCGAGGCGCCCGGTAGAGGTTCAGGTAAGGCATATCGAGGCGGTCAAGTCCTGGTGGCAGAGATATACGTCATAATGACTACTGCCGCAAGGGGTGTAGGGGGTAGTCAAATCTCTGGGGCGATGCGTCCCAAACCACGGTCGGCCTGTTTTGCAAGAAAGCGCGAAATTGAACTTAGGGGGTACCGGTGATGTCCAGGGGCAGAAAACCAAAACCAACCAATCTAAAACTGATCGAGGGCAACCCGGGACGGCGCCCTCTCAACCGGAATGAGCCCAAGCCGACGCCAATCGCTCCGAAGCCTCCGGCATGGTTGGCGCCTCAGGCGAAGAAACTCTGGAAGGCGCTTGCTCCGCAACTTGAGAAGCTGGGCCTCCTCACTAAGATTGACGGGGCCGCCTTCGAAGCGGTTTGCCAGGAATATGCGATCTGGGTCCAGTGTGAACTCTACCTTAAGAAGGCCGGCCGGACGACAGTCATGAACCGCAAGTCGGAATGGGACGAGGATAGAGAGGGCAACATCGTTGAGCATGTGACCGATAGCGGCTATGAGCAGCAGCGGCCGGAGGTGGCCATCGGCAATAAAGCCCTAGCGGCGCTCAAGGCCTTCTGCACCGAGTTCGGATTGACCCCGAGTAGCCGGTCTCGAATCAATCTGCCAGCGCCGGATGAAGAGACGGACCCGATGGAGGCTTTGCTCAAGAGATCAGGTGGATAATGTGCTCGACAAGGGACGTGCCCAGATAGCGGTTGACTTCATGAAGGCGCTCAAGCACACGAAAGGTAAGTGGCATGGAGTACCTTTTGATTTGCTCTCCTGGCAGAATAAAATTATCCGGGACATCTTTGGCACCATCAAGCCGGATGGCTATAGGCGATACAATACAGCTTACATCGAGATTCCGAAGAAGAACGGCAAGTCGGAGCTTGCTGCGGCCGTCGCCCTCTACATGCTTTGCGGAGACGGTGAGTGGGGCGCCGAGGTCTATGGATGCGCTGCTGATCGGGGGCAGGCTTCGATTGTCTTCGATGTTGCAGCCGATATGGTTGACCAGTGCCCGGCGCTGAAGAAGCGGATCAAGCCTGTCCTATCTGTCAAGCGGCTGGTTTACAAGCCGACCAACAGCTATTACCAGGTGTGCTCGGCGGAGGCATTCAGCAAACACGGGCTCAACGTCCACTGCTGCATCTTTGATGAGCTCCACGCCCAGCCTACCCGGGAGCTATATGACGTGATGACCACGGGCGCCGGCGATGCCCGGACGCAGCCGCTTAATTTTGTCATCACTACTGCAGGTGATGATCCGGATCATGAAAGCATTGGCTGGGAGGTTCACAGCGAGGCCAAGGCCATCCTTGCCGGCACAAAAATCGACCCAACATTCTATGCAGTTATCTATGGTCTTGAGCCTGAGGATGATTGGGAAGATGAAAATAACTGGCTGAAGGTCAACCCAAGTATCGGCCATACCATAACTGTTGAAAAGGTGCGCAATCTGTATTTGGGGGCCAAGGACAATCCTGCCAAAGAGAGGCTATTTCAGCAGTTGCGGCTCAATCAATGGCCCACCACTAAGAATCAGAGCAAGTGGCTCTCTCTCGATCTATGGGATGCATCCGCAGGGCTTGTGATTCCGGAGAAGCTGAAAGGCCGGATCTGTTATGGAGGTCTTGACCTTTCCACCCGGTATGACCTAACCGCGCACTGCCTCTTGTTCCCGCCCTTGGAACCTGGCTGGCGCATCAATAAAACTTTAAAAGTTCCAAGGCGTCGGGTGGCGGATATACGGAAGCGCCGGCAACTACGCTGGAAGAGACAGCCGATAGGAGATCCCTGCTGGGATGTGCTTTGGGATTTCTGGATTCCGGAAGAGAACATGAAGGAGCGCGTCAAGCGCGACAAGGTTGCCTACGACCGCTGGGTGAGGGAAGGTTTTATCAAGACCACCCCAGGTAACATCATTGACTATGATTTCATCAAGGCGATCATTCTGCGCCACCGGGATAATTTTGAGATCGAGGAAGTAGGTTTCGACCCCTGGAACGCCAACCAGATTGCGCTTCAGCTAAACGATGAAGGCCTGACTATGGTCGAAGTGCGCCAGGGATCCAAAACGATGAGTCCGGCCATGAAAGAGATTGAGACTCTGATCCGCGGCCGGCGACTCCGGCATGGCGGAAATCCTGTCGCCAGATGGAACTTTGGCAACCTGGTCATCAAGCAGGATGAGAACGAAAACGTCCGGCCAATCAAAGGCAAGAAGGGTATTGAGCGCATTGACGGGTTTGTGGCGCTGGTTAACGCTATGGCCAGGGCTATGCTGCATAATTCTAACCGATCAGTCTACGAGACCCGTGGCGTCATCGCATTTTGAGGAGGACAGTCCATGAAGATAAAAATACCGATATTGAAACTGCCGAAATTGAAGCTGCCTCTGGACTTCGATGACCTCCTCCTGATTGCCGGTACCATCACTTTTACCATAGGCCTCTGGGGGTATGACTACCGGAAGGCGCTTATGGTATTGGGTGCCTGGCTGATCTTTCTGGCGCGCCCGAAGCGAGGTGCTTAAATGGGCTACCTGGCAAGCAAGCTCGAAGTTCGCAATATTCCCTCTGTGATCGATATCGACAACTGGATGGAAATTGGCTGGGGCATGACCACAAAGACGGGGGTCATGATCAACGAGCAGAATGCCCTGAAATACTCTGCCGTTTGGGCGTGTGTCCGGGTTCTTTCAGAAACCATCGGCCATCTTCCGCTCAACATCTACCAAGCCGTTTCGGGGGGATGCGCTGCGGCGCCGGATCATCCACTCCAGGAAATCCTACATACATCACCCAACCCTGAGATGACCGCATTCACATGGCGGGAAACGATGATGAGCCATCTGGCGCTCTGGGGAAACTGCTATTCGTTTATCGACTGGGGCCTTGATGGCCAGGTCAAGGCGCTCTGGCCGCTACCCCCGAACAGAATGAAAGTCAAACGGTTCAACAACCAGATTATCTATCTCTTGCGTCTCAAGGATGGCAATGAGCTCACATTCCAGGCCTGGCAGATCTTCCACGTGGTAGGTTTGGGCTTCGATGGCACCAAAGGCTATTCGGTCATCGCCATGGCTAGGGAGTCTGTTGGCCTTGGACAGGCCTATGAGGAATTCGGCGCTGCCCTGTTCGGTAATGGCCTGCATCCTGGCGTGGTTGTCACGCACCCCAGCAAACTCACGGAGCAGGGCCATAAGAACCTCAAAGAGGATCTGCAGGACAAGTATGCCGGCCTCGGCAAGGCGCATAAATTGATGCTCCTTGAAGAGGGCATGACAATAGCCCATACGCAGGTTCCGCCAAATGATGCCCAGTTCCTGGAATCGAAACAGTTTCAGGTCAGGGAGATCTGCCGCTGGTACCGGATGCAGCCACACAAGATCGGCGACCTCTCCGATGCGACATTCAGCAACATTGAACAACAATCTATCGAGCATGTTACCGACACGATTCTGCCTTGGGTGATTCGCTGGGAGCAGCAAATCACCTGGAAACTCATGCTTCCCCAGGAGCGGAAGAAGTATTTTGCGAACTTTGCCCTGGACGCCATCATACGAGGAGATACGACTAGCAGGTATGCAGCTTATGCGGTAGCCCGCCAGTGGGGTTGGATGTCAGCCGATGATGTCCGCCGCAAGGAAAACATGAACCCTCTGCCAAATGGTCAGGGGCAGATGTATATGGTGCCCCTAAACATGGTGCCAGCCAACTCTCTCGACACCACTGGAACAACCTCGGCACCCCCGACAAAGGACTGGGATACCCAGGCGGCCTCTGTCAGGCGGCTCACTTATGAGCAGCGCACGCAGCAGGTAGTGACCGCCCGGCTCAAGCTGGCCAGGGCGCACCAGCGCCTCTTCGAGGACGCGGCTGCCCGGATTGTGAGGCGGGAGATTAACGATGTCCAGCGGGGGGCTGAGAAGTCGCTACGCAATGACAGCGGTTTCATCTTCGACAACTGGCTCAACGATTACTACGGCAACTTCTACGACTTCATGAGCCGCCAGATGAAACCGGTGATGCAGACCTATGGCGAGGAGGTCCACGGCCTGGCCGCAGACGAGATCGGCATCGGCGGTGATGCGGATACCACCATGGATGGGCTGGATAACTTCGTCCACGCTTACCTCGGCACCTTTGTCCAGCGATATACCTATTCCTCGATAGACCAACTTCGGGCTGTTGTCCGCCAGGCCATTGATCAGGGGCAGAGCCCCATGGAGATGGTCAGCCAGCGGCTTTCCGAGTGGGAGCAGAAGCGCCCGGGCAAGGTGGCCGGCAGAGAAATGATCCAGCTCAACAATGCTGTCGCTCAGGTTGTCTACAAAAACTCCGGAATACCTCAGAAGCGCTGGAACACGAACCCGAAAGACAGCCCATTCTGCTGGTCTCTGGATGGCAAGGTCATCGGCATCGATGAGCACTTTGTCGATGGCGGCTCAGTGGTTGCAGACGGCAAATCTGTGACGCCGAAATCGAAGGTTGGGCACCCGCCCCTGATCGGGGGCTGTAATTGCATGATAACCGCTGAAAGGGGGAAGTAACTTGACGAAAGGCACTGGGCCAATATGCTCAAACTGCAAGGGTGATAAATGCGAGGACTGCAGTTGCCGTGCGTGTGCCCGGGATGATTGTCGCGGCTGCCAGACGGATCCGCTCGGAGACATCAACGGCAGCGGCCCGAAGTGTGTTGACTGCCAGGAAGAATCTTGTCTGCGGTCCGGCTGCCGATGCTACCGGTGCGAAAATGACGACTGCAAGGATTGCACGCAGCGATCCCGCAGATCGGCCAGGGGCGCGGCTCCCGGTTGCGCTGGTTGCCAGGATGACGATTGCCAGAATTGCCGCTGCGGTAGATGCGCCAGGGGAGATTGTGTTGGCTGCACCTGCGCCACCTGTCAGGATCAGGATTGCGAAAATTGCAGCTGCAGGGCTTGCGATCTCCAGACCTGTCTGACCTGCGCCAACAATAATCGCAGTCTCAGGAATTTCCAGATCAAGAGTTTCCGCAAGGCGATCCCGGTACATCATACGGGGACATCAAGTCAGCCCTGGGATGTTGGTGAGAATCTGAAAAAGGTTCCGGATGATGCCAGCGAGGCTACGCTGCGCAAGGGAGCCGCCTGGGTAGACCCCGCTGGAGATCCAACCGCCAAACACTCTTACCGCTTTTGGCATCACATGGTCTCTGATTCCGGAGATGTAGGTAATGCAAATATCAAAGCCTGCCAATCTGGGATTGGCAACCTGAATGGCGCCCAGGGCGGCACTACAATCCCGGATGCTGACGTGCAAGGGGTTTATAACCATCTTGCCGCTCACCTGAGAGACGCCGATCTCGAACCGCCGGAACTCAAGCGTAGCAGCTCCATCCTGGCAATCTGCCGGGCAATCGGTGGCATTGAACGCCGCTACATTCCGGCCGGGGAGATCAGGGTCTCCGATCAGGGCGGCAAGTCCATTATCGAGGGGCACGCGGCAGTATTTAACCAGTGGTCTGAGGACCTGGGGGGATTCACCGAGCGAGTTCTTCCCGGGGCTTTCACCGGCACCATCCAGACCGATGACATCCGGGCGCTGTTCAACCACGATTCCAACCTGGTGCTGGGGCGCAATCGAGCTGGCACGCTGGATCTGTCTGAGGATAAGCAGGGTCTCGCCTATCGCATCAAGGCTCCTGGTACGACCTATGCCCGGGATCTTCTGGAGAGCATCGACCGTGGGGATATCACTCAGAACTCTTTTGGGTTCAGCACGCTCGATGATAACTGGTTTACTGAACCGGGAGATCCGCAGGCAAGCAACTACGGGCCTCTGGCTTTCAACAACCGGCGGGAGCTCAAGGAAGTCAAGCTCTATGATATCTCTCCGGTGACCTTCCCGGCCTATCCGCAGACCGATCTCAGTTCGCGGTCCCTTGGCGGGGATGAGGTCAACGGCATCGACTTCAAGCTTCTGGCCAATGTGATTTTCAGGGCGCAGCGGGGCCTGCAGTTATACCCGGCAGACCTCGACATCATAAATGCGTCAATCGAGGCGCTTCAGAGCTATTTACCGCCCGGAGGGGACGGGGCGAAACCTCCGGATGACAGTTCCATTGTGCCGGCGGCGATTGCGGGGCGCAATCTATTGCTGGCGCGCAAGAGACTGGAATTATTGACGAGAGGGCTTTAAAACTACAAATCGACATTGCCAAGAGGACTGCCTGAGAGGGCAGTTTTTTATTTGGCGGAAAGGAGCAAGAAATGGAAAAGATCCTACAGATGCGGCGCGACCTGGCCGCAAAAATCCAGGAGGCGAGAGCCTATCTGGACAAGATCGACCTCGACAAGCGGGCCTGGGTGGAAGCTGACGACGCGGCCTATGACGCCATCATGACTGCGGCGGATCAGTTGCGGAAGAGCATCGACCGCGAGGAAAGGCTGCTCGGCATCGAGGGCACGATCGGTAAAGGGATGCCGCCTGCCGGCAAGAACGATCCCAACACCGATGATCCCAAGATGGGGTTCCGCTCCTTCGGCGATCAACTCATGGCTGTCATCGCCGCCGGCGATCCGCAGGCGAGGGTCATCGACTCGAGGTTGCAGCGCTACACGGAGATGCGCCTCGGACCGTCCGGCATGTCAGAAAGCGTGCCGAGTGACGGCGGTTTTTTAGTGGCTCCTGAGTTTGCCCAGGAGGTGCTGCTCCGGACATACGAGACCGGCGTCCTGGCCTCCCGCTGCCGGAGAATCCCGACCACAAGCAACGAACTCAAGATCAACTCCGTTGATGAGCGTGCGAGAACAGATGGCTCCCGCTGGGGCGGTATCCTGGCTTACTGGGAAGGTGAGGCCGATGCTTTAACCGGCACCAAGCCCAAGTTCCGCCAGATCGACCTGCGCCTCCGGAAACTGACCGGGCTTTGCTACGCCACCGACGAACTGCTCCAGGATGCGGCCGCTCTCCAGGCCGTGGTCATGCAGGGGTTCTCCGAGGAATTTGGCTTCAAACTCGACGATTCGATCATCCGCGGCACCGGCGCCGGTATGCCGATGGGCGTGCTGAACTCCGGATCTCTGGTGACGGTGGCCAAAGAAACCAACCAGGCCGCCGCGACGATCGTGACTGAGAACATCCAGAAGATGTGGATGCACTGCTTTAACCGCAGCCGTATGACCGCTGCATGGTTCTATAACCAGGACTGCGAGCCGCAGATGAATACCATGAGCCTGCCTGTGGGTACCGGTGGTATTCCTGTCTGGCTGCCGCCCGGTGGGCTGTCATCGACACCGTACGGCACGCTGTTCGGGCGCCCGGCTATCGCGATTGAGCAGGCGGACACCATGGGCAATACGGGAGATATCATGTTGCTCGACCTGGGGCAGTACGTATTGACCGATAAGGAGCCCGGCGTGCAGTCAGCCGTGTCCATCCACGTCCGGTTCCTGTACGATGAGTCGGTTTTCCGGTTTATCTACCGCGTCGATGGGCAGCCAATCTGGCAGGTCGGATTGACCCCGTTCAAGGGCAGCAACATCCTGAGCCCCTTCGTCGCCCTGGCTCAGCGTTCCTAATCAAAAACAGGACAGGGGCCCGGGAGACCGGGCTCTCATGTCCAGAACAGGAGGTTAATCATGTTTTGCTTACCGCTTAACTGCAAAATCGTGGAAGGCCTGGCGCCCAGCACCACCGACGGCGCGGCCAGAACCTCGGCCTGGGTCTCGTTGCAGAACTGCAATATGGCCTTCATCGTGGCTCACATTCTCCAGGGAGCCTCCACCTCGGTTGTGCTGACCCCGGAGCAGGCGACCGATATCAGCGGTGATGGCGCCAAGGCAATCGAGTATGCCAACATCTGGTCCGATGAGGACGTAGCAACATCCGACCTGCTGGTCAGGCAGACTGAGGCTGCAAACTACACCACCGCCGCCAACATCAAGCACAAGATCGTCGTGTTCCAGGTGGATCCGGAGCATTTCGACAATGCCAACGGATTCAACCACTTGGGCATCACCACCGGGGGCGCCAGCGCATCCAACATCGTCGAGGTCATGTTCTACCTGGCGGAGCGCTATCCGTCGGATCAGCCGCCCGTCAACGTGTAAAAAGAGGGGCCGTCTTCGGGCGCCCCTCCTACTTTGCCCGCAAGGGTGCCCCTAAAAAGGGTGAAGGAGAATAAACATGGCAATGGCAAGAGTGCATTCCAAGTGGGTAAACGGGGCTCTGCAGTTCTATGATGTTGTAACCGGCGATATCCTGCTGCAGATCGACCCGACAAATCTCTGCGTCAGTTCAATAGCAGGGGCTGTCTATGATGTTCCTGCCCTGACCGCAGGAAGTCAGACGTTGACTGCGGCGCAGGCCCTGGCCGATATCCTGGTGGTTGCAGCGGGTTCTAACGCAAATCAGATCATAGCTCCGCTTATCGATGGAACGCAGTTTATAGTGGTCAACAATGATGCTATAAACAACGTGGTCATCGGTGGAGCCACCGGCAACACTGTCACCATTGCTCCATCTACAACGACCTTCGTCTGGACTGACGGCACGAACTATTATGCCATCGCTTGGACAGCGTCTGGAAACGTGACCCTGACCGGTGCCCAAACCCTGACTCAAAAGACTCTGACCGCGCCGGTATTGAATTCACCGGTAGTCAACGGGCTTTATTTTGGGGCGCCGCATCTCGTGACCGGGGCATCGCAGAACTACACCGCTCAGGCAACCGATACCGAGATCATCTGTGCTGCCGTTACTGTCGCCTGCACGGTTAATCTGCCGCAGGGCGCTCAGTGGGCGGGCAAGGAGTTCACCATCTTCAAAGATGCCAGCGCCATCACGGTAGCGGTCACGCCGGCCAGCGGGGCAATAGAAGGCTGGACCGGTCCTCTGGCGGCGAGCGCCATCCATAGCGTGACACTTGTCTCCGATGGCACCAATTACTGGTGCAAAGCTGCTGTTTAAACAACCGGGAGGGCGGGAGACTCGCCCTCCTAAATTTAATCAAAGGAGAAAGCGGCCATGAGGAAAACAAAGGACAAGCGGAAAAAGAAAAGATCGGGTCCGAATTATGAGACGGCCGCGATTGCTCCAGATGAAACCAGGCTGACCGAGAAAATAATTCCTCTCAGGAGGTGCGCTAGATGGCAGTTGCTAAAATAGTGGCTCAAAGGATACAGAGGTTCATGGGGGTTTCGACTGATCCGAAACCTACGGACTCAAGCATTGTTACAGGATCGCTTTTCCTGTGTACCGATACCACCAAGGTTTTCATCTACGATGGAGTTTCCACTTGGACGGATGTAACGGCGATCATGCAGTTCTACCTGTAAAATTATTTCACGTGAAATAATCGGCCTCCGGGAGGTGAAGACATGGCCCTGACCCTGATAACTCCGTCGATAGCAGAACCGGTCTCTCTGGTGGAAGCAAAACTGTATCTCCGGCAGGATATTGATGACGATGACACTCTCATTGCCGGTCGAATAATCGCTGCACGGAGATATTGTGAAAACACCAAGAATTACAGTTTGATGACGCAGACCTGGGAATTAGTACTGGATCAGTGGCCCGGCTTTCAGTTTGTCGGCCCGGAGCGCGTTCAGGAAACAGCCGAGCGCAATCCGGCCTACCGTCAGATCATCATCCCTCAGCCGCCGCTGCAGCAGATCCTCTTTGACAACTGTTTCTACTATGACACCCTGGGCAATCCCTACGCCTTCGATCCTACCAACTACATTGTTGACACTGACCGGAGACCGGGCAGACTGGGCCTGGCCTGGGGCAAAGTCTGGCCGACAGTTGTCCTACAGCCGCTCAATGGAATCCGGATTCAATTCATGGCCGGCTACCCGAGCTATTCAGGGACAGTCAACACTGACTCGACAGGTTTGATCGTGACCAATGCTTCAGGCGATTTATTCAACCCGGTCTGGTCACCCTTAAAATCAATCATTATCAACGATCAGGCATCTCTAATTAGCTCGGTCTCTACTGATGGCGCCACCCTATACCTGAAGCCATCAACGCCAGCCATCCCGAGCCAGACCGGACTGCCCTACCTTGCCAATGACGTGCCATTTGAAATTATCGCCGCGATGATGCAACTGATCAGCCACTGGTATAACACCAGGGAACCGGTATTGGTTGAGCGTGGAGAGCCGCAGAATATCCCCAAAACCGTGGATGATCTGCTTGGTTTTGAAAGGGTAATCCCTATTTAGGATGGTGGTAATATGCCAACCATGGCAGATGATCTGGTTATCAAGTCTGGCGACCTCCGCCATCGTGTTCAGATCCAGACTCCGATAGACATCCAGAATAACCTCGGGGAGATAATCGAGGACCCCGATTCGGTTGGCTGGTCAACGGTGGCCACGATTTGGGCGGCCATTGAGCCGATGACCGGCAACGAGTTCTGGGCTGCCGGCCGCTATGAGCACGAGGTTGACACGACGATCCGCATTCGGTATCGCTCAGGTCTGAACAACACAATGCAGATTATCTGGACAGATTCTGCAGGCCAAACCCATACCTATCACATCCATGGCATCATTGACATTGATCAGAGGCACATCCAGATTCGGCTGATCTGCAAGGAGGTGGTGTAACCTGAAAATCTTCGTGCAGGTGAAAGGGGCTGACGATATACAGCGGCGGATCCGGAAGGCGATGCAGATTACCACGGACCAGGCTGAGCCAATCCTGATGCAGGCCGGAGAGAACGTGGCGAAGGCGGTTCAAATTCAGGCGCCCGGGACGATCAAGCAGGCGGTGGTCGTCAAGCGAGGGAAAAACACCGGCAAGAAAATCACGGTGATGGTCACCGTCGATCGCAAGAAGGCGCCGCACGCTGGCCTAGTCGAGCTGGGCACCAAGGCGAGATTCACCAAAGCAGGCGCCTACCGAGGCGTTATGCCTGCGCATCCCTACTTCCGCCCTGCCGTCGATGTCGCAGCGCCGAAGCAGGCCCGCTGGATCCGTTCGCAGTTGAAGAAGCTGGCGCAGGAGGCGGCTACATGATAGAATCCGATCTGTTTGCCTATCTATCAAGCTGCAGCGCTCTGACCAATCTGCTTGCCACCCCTCCAGCGCCGGCCGTTGTCAGCATCTACCCGGTAAAAGCGCCTGATGTGGCTCCCGATCCCTATATCGAGTATGCCATCATCTCGCCGGGGATCTCGTACACCCTGGATGGGCCCACATCTCTCACCAAACCCCGGATCCAGTTCGGCATCTATGCCGCCACGATGACGCTTGCAATACAGATTTACGAGGCCCTGGCTGGGGCGCTGAATACCTGGCGAGCGGTCAACAACCAAGTGCAGGGTGTCTACATCGAGACCGAATCAGAGACCTTTGTTCCGTCCACGCATCGGTTGTATTCCATCCCGATGGATATTTTCGTCTGGTACCAAACTTAAAACAAGGAGAGTGAAGGAAATGTCAGAAGCTGTTGCTGCTCTTGGCACTGCTCTAACGCGGGCCGGCAATCACATCGCCGAACTCACCGATATTGGCGGCCCGAAACCGAAAGGCGACACGATCGATGTCACCAATCACGATTCACCTGGTGGCTACAAGGAAAAATTGATGGCCATCATCGATGGCGGCGAGGTCTCGCTGGAAGGAAACTTCATCTCCGGGGATACGACTGGTCAGATCGGCCTCCTGGCCGACATGAACGCCAAGACCCTGCAGGCCTTCGTGGTCACCTTCCCCAACGGCACGACCTGGACGTTCAACGCCTTTGTGACCGATTACGAAACCGATTCGAAATACGAGGACAAGATCAGCTTCAAAGGCACATTGACGATTTCCGGCCAGCCAGTTCTCGGGGTCGGCTCGCCGTCCAACAACCTGAGCGGCCTGACCATCACCGGCGGCTCGCCTAACTGGGAGCCCGCCTTTGCGGCCGGCACCTATTCCTACATCGTGGAGATCACCGGCGCCGCATCGATCACCGTGACCCCAACGGCTTCGGCTGGGACAATCACCGTCAACGGCACGGCGGTCACCAGCGGATCGGCATCCGGAGCTATTTCCACCCCAGTCGGCGTAACCACCATCACTGTCCGGGTTCAGCAAACCGGTATGGGCGCCGTAACCTACACACTGCAGATTGCCCGGGCGTCATAAGGATCTGGGACGTGATCTTGGATCAGATGATCGAGGATCACGGGCTGGGCGCTGAGGATGTGGAGCAGGCCAAGGCGAGAGTGGACGAGCAGTTGGCACAGGTACAGGCGTCATAAGGAGGAGCAATGCGTAACCAAACAGTAACCGTCAATGGTAAGAAGATCGTCGTCAAAGAGTACAAGATCAAAGTGCTGCAGGACGAGATAATCCCGAAACTGGGCAGCCTCTTCAACCTCGGCGTCCTGCTCAGCAAGGAGACGCCAGAACTGCCAGCACCTGATGAGCAAGCCCTGCCTGCAGAGGATGTGGCTGCCGTTGAAGATGCGCCGGCAGAACCGGTACCCAGCAAAGTTTCTCTCGGTATGAACATCACCGAGATCATTCCGGTATTTGAGGACAAGCTGGTCGAGTTCTTCCCGGAACTCACCCCGGCCGACATCGAAGAGTCTTATCCCTCCGAGATTGAGGCCCTGGTGGAGGCGTGGATTGCCGTAAATTTTACTGGGTTAAAGAAAATCTTCAAGCCGCTTTTGTCCTTGGCTCAGATGGGAACAAAGATGCGTATGGCCAAGTCGTAGTCTTCCTGGCCAAGCATGGCCTGCCGCCGTCCGAGTGGCGTGAGATGCATATGGATGAGCTCGACGCTGTTCTGACGGCAACCCGAGAGGCGCAGAAGGCCGAGAACGATTTAGAGACCGCCAAGAATGAGGCCTCCTGGAACATGGCGGCCATGATTGCATCCACAGTGGCTAACTGCCACCGGGATCCGAAGCGGCGCCCTTACAAGCTCGAAGAGTTTTTGCCGGACTTTGATGGGGAGAAGCCAAAGAAGAAACAGCAGACCTGGCAGGAGCAACTGGCGGTCGTGGAGGCTTTGAATGCGGCCTTTGGCGGGAAAGATCTGAGAGGGGGCTAGGTTTGCTGGCCCCCCATTTCATTTTATTGGAATAATTTGTGGATCGACATAATTTTGATCGGTAGGAACCGCTCCAAACGTCCATCCAGGTTCTGTTGTTTCGAGATAAAAATATTTTGTTCCATCTGCAGCTTGAAAATATATTGCAGTATTTGGAATATCTGATGAGTCTGTACTTATTCCAACAGACATATGATTTTGATTCTTAAAATCGAGCAACGCAACTTTATAATTGAGATATTTTAGAATCGAGGCTAAGAGTATTGATTTAGTTTCGCAATTGCCACCATCAATTAATGTCTGAGCAGGGAGTTGATCCTCAGCGTTTACGACATATGGAATAGCGCCACCAACAAAACTTTGTATGAATTCTATCTTTTGTACTGCATTAAAGTTATTTTCCTCAGCTTGCGCGTTCAAATTCACAGCCAGATTTACAATATAGTCATAATTTTGTACTTCAGTTGCTAATAATCTAATATCGCCATCAGTAGAGCAAGCTAAAACGATTTCCTTTTCATTGTCCGGCATTGTCATTTCCATGGCTTGTTGAGTATAACCATTGTTATTGCCGTCATAAAAAGTTAAAACAGTACTATTTATCTGCCTATCCCATTCTAATAAATCATTTGGAACTTCTACATGCCAGGCATACTTCTCATTGTTATATGTCCAACTGTAGTCTTTGGATGTAGTTGAAATATCTGGCTGATAATGAATTGCTTGCACAACCTGAGTTTTAGGCCAACAAAAATAAATAAAAAAAACTACAATTGTGATAAATACTACCCAAGAAGTCTTTGTATTACTCTTTTTATCAGTGTTTGTACGATTATAATGTGGCGATGCATGATTTGAAGGTTTGGAAAAATCGCTTCTCCTTACCGGCTGCGCTTCGTGAACCGTATCTAAAAGCCATGATCCGCAATGGGTGCAGTACGTAACATTTTTGGGGTTTATGGTTTTGCAACTGGGGCATCGGTATCCAATTATTTCATCTGACATCACCAATTCCCCCTTTCTCGATATATTTTACGCATAAAATGCCAAATTCCTTCTTTCGGAGGTGAAAATTATGGCAAGCCTCGGCGATCTCATGGTCGTGCTCGGTCTGGACACCTCAAGTTACCAAAAAGGCATGAAGCAGGCCGAGCAGCAGATAAGCAGCTTTTCCAAGTCTACTCAGACCGGCATGAATACCACCGCCAGCAGTTTCCAGAAGGCCGAGACACAGGTCTCGACCTTTGCAACGAACGTGAAGGCCGGCCTGAGCCAAGTAACGCAAAGCATCCTCACCATGACTGCCGCGATCGGCGCCGGCTTCGGCCTCTTCGAGATGGCCAAAAGCGCTGCAACCTATGGCGATACAATCTACGACCTCAGCAAGCAGATGGGCATCACCGGATCTGAGGCGGCCTACATGAATGGCATGTTCGAGCAGTCCGGTATAGATTCCAGCGCCTTTGTGAGCACCATCGCACGGTTGGACAAGGGTCTGCTCACTGCTGGCAAAAGCGGCAATACGACAACCAGGGCGTTGCAGGCCTTCGATGTGCAGTTGGAAGACTCCCATGGACTGAAAAACATGCCCGATCAGCTCAAGGCTCTGGCTGATGGCTACCAGCGAGCGGCTGCTTCCGGCCAGGTAACGGCATATGTCACGGGGTTGCTCGGCGCCCGGGGTCAGGAGCTTGTTCCACTGATGGCTGACTATGCCGAATACGCCGACATCGTCGGCAAGATCGACTTCAGCGGCATAGATGTCGACGCCCTGCACCAGGAAAGCCAAAGTATGAAAGAGGTGGGGCTGGAGACCAAACTGGTCGGTGTGGCGTTCGGTTCTGCGCTCCTTCCTGTCGTGCAGACACTGGCCCCGATGCTGCTCAAGGCGCTCCAGGATATTGCAAAGGTGGTTAGTATCCTGCGCCCGTATATCACCGGCCTGGTCGTGGCGATCACCGGCCTAAGCATCCTGATTCTGGTCAATCAGTTGATTGGTTGGTTTAAAATTGGTCTCCAGTCGCTACAAGTAGCAGAAATCGCGGCTGCAGCCATCACCTGGTGCAGAAATGCTGTCATTGCCTTCACAGCCGCCCTGGAAGCGGACCCGATTACGGCCATTGCATCCTTGGTGGCCTGGATACTCGTGGCCATAGCTGCTGTTTCCGGCCTCGATTACTGGCTCAAGAAGCTGGCGGGTGACTCCAATAGCACCGTTGCCGACACGATGACGTCCCAGATGGCCGACTATAACACCCAGCTCGATGATGCGCTGACCACGCTGAACAAAATGGGCGCCTCTTTCGATGAATTGTACAGCATCGGGCAGGAAACGTCGCTCCCGGACCTTGGAGACACAGGAGGACCCAGCGGCGGAGGGAGACCCAGTAGCGGAGGGGGCGGTCCAGGCGGAATTGGAAAACCAAAAGTGCCAACAGCAGTCACTCCAGTAAAAAAACCGCCAACTGATGGCGGAGTGCCGCTTGTGATACCGCCGCCACCAGAGGGGGCATGGGATTCATTCTGGGAATGGCTGAAAAAACAATATGACGAGATAAAAAAGCGGCTGACTCAACCTTGGCCACCAATTCCGGTGCCGGATCTGGGGGCAGCACTCGCAGCAGTCTGGGCGAAGATCGTAGCTGATGCGCTGAAGGCGAAGCAGGCCATTGAGGATGCGCTCCGCGGTCTCAATCCCTTCCCAGCGTTAGAAGCCGCGGGGGCTGCCGCATGGGCGGCAATCAAGAAGGATGCTCAGCAGACATGGGACGCAATCAAAAAGCTCCTATCCGGCCTTAACCCCTTTCCCACGCTTGAGGCGCTAGGGGCTGCCGCATGGGCGGCAATCAAAAGAGATGCTCAGCAAGCAGGCGAGGCCATCGAGAACGACCTCAAGAGCCTCAATCCCTTCCCGGCGCTGGAAACAGGACTTCAGACGGTACTGGCGTGGATGATAAGCATGTGGAAGCAACACAGCACGCTGATCGTCGGGATTTTTATCGGCCTCGGGGCAATTCTGGTGACCGTCTTATCAGGCGGCCTGGACGTGGTAGGCGCAGGCATAGTAGCGCTGGGTGCCGCTTTCGTTGAGGGATTCGCTGCGATCGTAGTAGGGGCAGAAGGAGCGGCGTCGGCTATGGGGCTGGCGATCGGAGGTGGCCTGGCGGCGCTCGGAGTGCTGGCGGCCCATTTCAAGGATCAGATAATTAGCTTCTTTCAGGAGATCCCGGGCAAGGCAGAGCAGGTCTGGTCAGATATTTCTACATCATTCACCAATTGGATTGGCCAGTTGCCTCAAGAGGCAAGTAACGTGGTTTCCAGCGTTGAGAATTTCTTTAGCGGCATCTCAGCCGGGGCCGATCAGGAATTTCAAGGCATTGCGACAGCATTTCGCAATTGGGTCGGGCAGCTACCAGGGATAGCCTCGGGGGTTGTACAGTCGATAATCGCGGCATTCCAGAGCCTCGTATCGGATGTATCCGGGATATTCAACAGCATCACAAGTGACGCCAACAACGTCATGAGCGCCATCAGGGGCGCTCTGGGGATGGGCGGCGGCAGTGTCGCTGGCGGTAGCGCCGCAGGCATGCCGGCAGGCAACACGACGCTGGGCGCGCTCTGGCAAACAGAGGGGGTCGTCCCGAACGCAAGCGGCGGTTACTACAGCAGACCGACACTGGCGCTGGTCGGCGAGAGCGGTGGAGAATTCATCACTCCAGAACCCCAGATGGCCGCATTGCTGGCATCAGTAGCCGGGTCAGGTGGAGGCTATAGCGGTCCCTCTGCGGAGGATATCGCCAGTGCGGTTGCCAGCGCTCTCTCAGGATTGACTGCCAAGATCGACACTAGCCGCTCAAATCTTCTCGGTCTCAGCCGGGCCATCGCGCCGATCAACCAGGCGGAATCGATCAGACGGGGGTTGACGCCGACATGAGCACCCCACTCATCCCGATCACTATAAACGGCACAGCGATCAAGACGCCAACCACATTCCAGCCGGAAAAATATCCCCTGACCAAGGGCGGCCGCACAACTGATGGCTCGATGCAGTTGGAATTCGTGGCCGACAAGCGGAAATTCACCTTCAAGTATGCCGGAATAAAAGGCTCCGACTGGTTCCCGATCGCAGCGCTTCTGAGTGGGAGCAGTAACCTGTTTCTCATCCTCACCTTTCCGGAGAACGGTGCCACGGGATCAGCCACCGTCTACCGGGGCGCGGTCAAGACCGTGGGGACGCTGCTCCACGTTGATGAGGATCCAAATGAATGGGTCTATACCGATATCGAGTTCTCCCTGATCGAGCAGTAGGAGGTCAGACTATGATCACGGAATCAGCGGCCTATGCAGCGGCCATCAACGCCCCCTACCGCGTGATCGTGCCGCTGGTGGACGTCTATTTTGAAGGCGACGATCAGCCCCCTGTAACATTTGACAAGACCGGGCTCTGCGAGGTGCATCTGCTGGATGAGGTCTCCGCCGACACCAGCAACCCCCTGGGGTTGGTGAGTGCAAACGAATTGACGGTTGGCTTCAACAACCTAAACAGGCCGTTCACTCCCCAGAACACCGCCAGCCCGTACTACGGCAAGCTGACGCCGAACATTAAAGTTGTGGCTTACCTGGAAGTGTGGCTCGTTGCTCTGGCGGTAACAACCTCAGAGGCTGCCGAATCCGGCGCAAACTCGATTCCTGTCCAGGCGCTCACGGTGGCATTCGAGGACGGTGAGCAACTGGTATTCAACGATCCCCTTAGCGGAGATGTTTATGTGGCCCTCACGGCCGCGGCGGCCATTGGGGCGCAGACGCTTCATTGCTCCGCGCTTTCCGCCGATCTCTGTCCCGGAACGATAGGCGTTCCTTTTGCGGATGTTCCCCTGGGCGTCTTCCGGACCACCGACTGGTCAAGCCCATCCTCCAACTTGGAGGCCACGGTGACCTGTGAGGATCTCCTGTATTACATTGGCCAGGAGAATGTCCCGATGCTGCATGTGGTGCAGGGAACGACGATCGGCGGCCTGTTCGAGCTGCTCTTCCAGGCGCTGGGGCTAACATCGGATCAGTACAACATTGACCCGAGCCTGACTCAGCCAGTGGCGATCGGCTGGATTCCCGATGATTCCTACCAGGCTATCAACACTGTGAGCACATCGAGCACGACAAATATGGCCACAGGCGCTACCATAACGACACCGGTGCTGGATGCCCTGCAGGCCTTGGCCATCGCCGGCTGCGTCTGGGTGACCTGCGATCGCTACGGAGTGATCCAGGTGCAGAGCATCTTCACCCCGGGCGATCCGGTCACCACCTGGGCGGACAACACCATGATCAACCAGGCTGACAACCCACAGAAGTTCATGGACATCTATAGCCAGGTGGTGGTCAACTATAACATCCCGTACATTCAGGCCTCTGAGTCGCTGCTTGAAATCCAGAATCAGATCATCCCAACGGGGACGACGGTGCTTTCGAATCTCTGTTTTACCGATGGCCCGGTGGTGAATCTGGACTCGGTCTACCTGAGCGGGGCGGTCAACTCCAGGATCACGGCGATCTCGTGGGGAGCCTGGACACTCACTTTAACGGTTGAAAATACCGGGGCGCAGGAGACGGTCACGGTCGAGGCCGTGGGCGAGGCCGTGGGACTGATCACATCGACGGTCACGGTTCAGGATGACGCGGCCGTGGCGTCCATAGGGGTCAAGACGTTGACAGTCTCCTGTCCGCTGATCCAGGACCAGGCGACGGCTCAGGAGTATGCACAGACGCTGCTGAACTTCTGCAAGGATCCTACGGTCAAATTCACGCTCACCATCCGGGGTGATCCGGCCGTCGAGGTCAGGGACATCGTGCAACTTGTGGACAACGTGGATAAGATCGGCACGGTCAACGTCGTGCCTACCCGGATTCAGCTTGACTACGACGGTGCCCTAAGCGGCCAGGTAGACGCGCGCAAGCCGGTGACGGCAGCATAAAGGAGGAGCGAAAATGGCGAACGCAAGGTACCCATACAGCGAATATTTGTTCGGGCTAGGTCAGATCGACCTGATGACGGACACGATCAAGGTGTGCTTGCTGGACCTGACCAAGTATACATTTTCGGCGGCGCACCAATTCCTGAGCGACCTGATCGGGTCGAGCGACCCGCGGATCGGGACTGATCAGGCGATCACGGTCGCAACGCTCAACACGTTAGGTGTGTTCGGCGGCGCGCCGGTGACATTTTCGGCGCTCAGCGGAAACACGGTTGGAGCGATGGCGATATACAAGGACACAGGGACGGCAGCGACCAGCCCGTTGCTCGGCTACTACGACCGCGACGTCAACGGCAATCCGATCTCGATCACGCCGAACGGGACGGATCTGACGGTGAACTGGGATGGCGGGGCGAATCAGATTCTGCGCGTATAGGCTGGGGGTGCTCAATTATGGCAGTATACACGAAAGGCTCGGCAGGCGTAGCGCACTCGCTACTGCTGCGGGCGGACGGCGTGGTCTTCGGCGCGGGAGACAACACATATGGGCAACTGGGCATCGACACAGGCACCGGTGGTATCGATAAATATACGGTTCTCATGCTCCATTGCCAAGGAGCAAACGGCGGAACATCATTCCCAGATTCATCGTTTGCAAATCAGAAGACAGTCACGGCAGAAGGAAGTGCTGTAACTTCGACAGCAGAGGCGATGGTTGGTCAGACATCATCTGGCTACTTTGACGGCAGCGCATACCTGGAGATAGCACAGCCCGACGAGAGCCTAAACATTTCCGGGGATTTTACGATTGATTTCTGGCTCAACCCAGCGGACACGAATGCGCAGGATTGGTGCGGCCTGGATAGCCAACCTGGTTCTTACAATAAGTGGTTCTTTGGCTACAATTCCTCGCAGGCTGGTATAGTATTTGTAAGCCAAACACCAGGCGGTGCAACGCTAATAGGACCGGGCAACACAACCAACCCGATAATCGCAGACGGATGGCAGCATATAGCAGTTTGCCGACAGGGAACGACGTGGTACTTCTTTTTGAATGGCAACCTGATTTACACGACCGTCAATGCCGTGGCAATTCCAACTGGCATCGTTGTCCCCATGGTGATAGGCAACGAGGGAGAAGAATGGAAAAACACCCGTGGCTTCCTGCAGGAATTTAGGTTCAGCAAGGGTATCGCCCGCTGGACTGAAAACTTCACGCCGCCAACAGCGCCGTACACCAGGCCGCAGGAAACCGCATTCACCCAGGTAACGGAGCTGGCCGGCATCACCGCCGTGGCAGCAGGCGGCTATCACTCGCTGGCTTTGGACAGCAGCGGCAACGTTTGGGCGACCGGCCTGAACAATCACGGCCAACTCGGGCAAGGCGACACGACCAATCTCAACACATGGACGCAGGTGACGGCGCTCTCCGACATCGTCTCGATAGCAGCAGGCGAATACCACAGCATCGCCGTAGACAGCGACGGGGACGTCTGGGCCTGGGGGTATGACAGCGCCGGGCAGTTAGGCGACGGCCTGACAGCGGACGTCAGCACGCCGGAGCAGGTGATGTAAGTGGCTACGCCAGTCGCGGCATTTGCAGGCGCAGACTTCACGTTTATCCTGAACGATGACGGCACATTTACGGCGTTCGGCGATAACTCAAGCGGGCAGCTCGGACTGCTGCAATCGGTGACACCGGCAGGGATGCCCTCGCCGTCAGCGATCGGTGCTCCACGGTTGAGCAGATCATACCCCGCACCGGCAGGTCTTCCGTCACTGGCAGCGATCGGCGCACCGGAGTGGACGGGTAAGATCAGCCCGGCAGGGCTTCCCACGCCAGCAGCAGCAGGAGCGCCGAATCTTGGCCTGGCTCTCCCGGTACCGGCTGGCATTCCAGCACAGGGAGCAATGGGAGCACCGACGTTCACGCAGGGAGCGACGCCAATACCGCCAGTGACATACAGCGGCAACCTGCTGGCAAATGGCTCGGCAGGGGATGGTTTGACAGACTGGACAGCGACCGGCGTCACAGTGGTCAGCGATGGCAGCAACTTCTGCTTTGAGTTTGAGGCGACAGCCAGCATGTCCCAGAGCATCGGGTCGCAAGAGACACCGACCGTATTTCAGCTGACAGCGGACTGGCTACCGGCCACAGCGTACACGCCCGCATCGGTGCAGATGAACGCGTACATCATGGTCACGATAGGTTACTCGGACAGCACGATCGACACGTTCACGGTGCCAGCGCAGGGCTACATCATGACCGGCCTATGGTACAACATCAGCAGCATGATCACGGCGGACGACACAAAGTCGGTCAGCAATATGACTGTGACGGTCGTCACATCGGGCGACGCCGGGAAGTTTGCTAACATCTGCCTGGTCAAACAGACCAGCGGAGCGGTCATGCTCGGCCAGGATTATGCAGGGACGACAATAACAGCAGCGGCGGGGCTGACGCAGCTGGCGGCGAACACGGCGGTTATTTCGGATCAATTCGGGTTGAACCCCAACTTTGTGACGTGCTACCCGAACAAGTGCGCCAACAGCAGCTTTGAGAATTTCGACCCGGAGACGCTGCTGCCCGCATATTGGGAAACGAGCGGATGCGTCTCGGACGATGCCGCATTTGTGGGAGATTACAGTCTGAAGCTGGCCCCGGGCGAGTACGTGGTTCAGACAGGCACGCTGCTGGCTGACCCGGGCTGGTGGTCATGGTGCCAGCGAGGGACACGGATCGCATTACAGGCTAAAGGACAGGGGCAGATCAAGATCACGGTGCTGCAGGGAGGCAGCCCGGTGCCGCTCAGCTACATGATCGGCGGCACGATGATGCAGGTGCCAGCACCATACGGCTGGGAGGTCAACTGCTCGCCGGACTGGGCGAGCATGGACGCCAGCGGCACGCTGACGACGGCAATGCGGACATGCAACGTGGCAGCGAGCGTAACCGGAGGGCCGGTCGCAATCCGCATCGACAACATAGGAGACACGAACGCATACATCGACGCCGTGCAGATCGGGCCGGACTGGACGGGCGAGTGGCCGGGAGTTTACGTCGATGGACCAGAGAGCGAGCCGAATGAAGTGGAACTGGTGCCGCAGCTTTTCAGCGCACCGTACTCGGCGGTAGGCGTGCAATTCACGCTGGCGACGCCGGTGTCCCAGATCTTCTGCTCGCCGAATATTCAGGCGACGATAGCGTCAGCCTTCGCTGGGTCATCATTCCAGTTGATCTGCCAGCCGATTAGGGGCGCATACCAAGGTCAGCTAGCGACCACGGGCGTCTGGGTTTACCCGGAGGGGACGGACGTCCCGACGACGGCGGCGGGGACGGCGGCGGGAGCAGCGATTACGCTGGTCACATTCGGTGAGCCAGTCAGCCTGGTGCATTGGTATGAGCTTAACTATGATGACAGCTGGTGGCAGACGGCACTGGAGCTTTGCACGGCAGCAGCGCCAACCCATTACAGCCCGAATATATGGCAGACGCCTCCTGGCTGGGTCGATGGGACAGCGTGGTGGACATGGGGTACGCAACCGCTCGGAGGAGATGGTCTCGGCGCAGAACTGTCTGACGTGAACCAACCGATCGGAGATAATTACTTCAGGTGTAAATTCACGCTGACGACAGAGGACTACATCACAATCGACGCAGTTGGAGATAGCGACTTCTTGATGTACGTGGACGGATCGCCGGTTCTTTCCGGGGACTTCAATAAGTACGGCGGTCAAGTGGTCGCATACACTGGCGTCTGGAATAATTGGTATGGACTGTCAGGATTGAGTATGGGGATACCGATTCCGCCAGCAGACGGAACGACAATCTTCCAGGTCACATGCGAGGGGCCAGCAGCGAATTTCCTGGAGTGCAGCGGGGGTGTGGGCTTCCCGGTTGATGTGGCAATGGGAGCGCCTATTTATGTGAAATGCATTCCTGGTCAAGATCCATTTGTTTCAGCGAACATGATTGACTGGGCCAGAGGGAGTTATGATTTTGGGAACTCGCTGGAATTGTATGTCTACGATGCAAATGAGATTCCGACGGGTACGGCATTCACGGTGACGTGGACGGCGGTAAACGCAGTGACGAACATCTACTCGGTAACGCTGCCGATGCCAGCGGGCAATCATATCATAGCGGTCAAGGGCAGCCACGTCTCATTCCCAGATCCGAACCCGGCAGGCCTGCTAGTCACGGCACGGCACAGCTCAGGAGCACAGATCGTGCACTCGGACTCCACCTGGAAGTGCCTGCCGTATCCGAACCCAGCGCCGCTTTAACAACAAAGACCGCCTCCGGGCGGTTTTTGGTTTGTAGACGAAAATCATCAGCAGGAGGGGATGCACTTGAGTGCGACCGAACCAGGGAAGGGCAAGGTGGTACAGAGGAAAAATGATTATCTGACCGGCCTCGTCGAGGGGATCGCCGCAGGGATCGAAGCGCTGAGGGTCGACCAGCGAGAGGACCGCACGCTGGTACACAGCGCGCTGGACAGAGTGCACGAGCGGCTGGACTGCATAGTCAAAAAGAAGTATGTCACGCTCGACGAGTGTGAGGCGCGCTGCCAGGCAAAGGTCGTACAGGACATCGAGACGGCCCGCCTGCTGGCAGAAGGCAAGCGCTTTGTCAGGCCAGAAAGGGCATACATCCTCTATCCGATCTTAGCGATGCTTCTTGGCGCAGCGCTGCTGCAGATGAGCCAGCATATGCCGATGATCATAAAGGCGATGGGATGGTGAGAGCATGGCTTCCAACGCGATTCATAACATCATCATCGGCATGTCGGATGGCCTGACCGTCCCTTTCGCCTTGGCGGCCGGCATCTCTGGCACCGTGACCCACAACACCGCGATCATCGTGGCCGGGATCTCCTCCATCGTTGCCGGGACGATCTCCATGGGGCTGGGAGGCTACCTGGCGACACAGAGCGACGTCGATTACTACCGCGGAAAAGAGACGGTGGAGTACAGTGAGCCAGTGCCGGAGAAGGTGCAGGAAAGCGTGCAGGTGCTCTCTCAGTACGGGTTGACTTCGGAGGAGATACAGCCTGTCGTGGAGACGCTCAAGGCCAATCCGCAGCGCTGGATCGATCTCCTGCTCCTGAATGAGTTTGACCTGTGCCGGCCGGCCAGAAATGAGGCTGCAGCCAGTGGCGCTGTCGTGGGCCTGGCGTATCTGGTATCGGGGTGCATCCCCCTGGCACCGTATTTCGTTGTGCCAACGCCCTACAGGGCGCTGCTGTGGTCAATCGTCGTTACGCTGGTTACCCTGGTTGGTTTCGGCTATGCGAAGGCGAGAGCAGTTGGCAGCAATCCCTGGAAGAGCATTCTGGGGGTTGTCGCGGTCAGCGGAATCGCGGCGGGGGCAGCGTTTGCCGTAGGAAAATTGATTGCTTGAGGTGGTATTTTTGAAGTCTTATAGGTCTCATCCTATAGGGAAGCTGTGGTCTCTTCTAGGACGCGACATAAACGAACTGGATAACAACCCCAAGATCCAACTTAAGATTCACACCTTTGGCTTTTGGTACTGGACCATCAACTTTCCGCTTATTGCCTACATGTTCTTTTTCATGCCTGCGATCTGGCTTAAATGGGGGCTATTTATCACCTTAATTTACAGTATTTATGCAAATTGGACGAGCGATTACACGGGCATGTCAAGCGCCCAGTCCGTAATTAACACCACCGGGAACGTCATTGTGGAGAACAGCGACGTGACAATCAATACAGAAGGGGTGGATGTTACAACAACATAGGGGGGGGTGATCTTCCTTGTGGCCAGAGAAGACTTCCCAACTGAGTATTGAGGATCTAATCAGCCTGGCGGAATATGGCAGCGCACACCCATTGGGGCAGTGCGTTTTGTGTTTTAAGGAGACGTGGGCCTGCGCCCGGATACCCAGGCAGGCGGCAGGTATTGGAAAGGAGCGATGCAATTGCCTGAACGAGCATGGTACGAGTACCGAGGCAAGGCGCTCGAACTGCCCTATTTCGACATGGCCGGAGGCGGTTACGTTCACACCTGCCCAAAATGCGGCGTCCGGACCGTAATGAGCAATCACGTCGTCACATTTGACCCAAACGGCAAGGTCTGCGTATCTCCGTCCATCGCCTGCGTTAGGGGTTGCGATTATCACATCTGGATTGAGCATGGAGTGGCGAGGGACGCCTGAACACATCGCAAATGCCCATGCCCCTGTGAGGTGATTCACTGTGTACGGAACAAGCGCCGCAGCCCTGATCGTCCCGTTCATTGCCCTCTGCTTTCTGAGCGTGATGGTCGATAGGGCGGTCCTGGTGCTGGAGGAGGTTATGCACCGGATACCCTGGCTGCCGAATAAGTTCTGGGCGCCAGTGGCCTACCTGATTGTGTTCGTCGCTGGCTATGTGATTTGTTGGCGGGGAAACTTCTGTTTTTTTACCAGCCTGGGCTTTGCGTTTAATCATGCCTGCGAGGGCTGGCTAATGACCGCCCTACTGATCTCCGGGGGCAGCACCTTCGTGAAGCAGACCTTTGGGATAGTCAACAGTATCCCGCAGGCTGTCAGTATGGTCTACGGGTTCTTTAGTAGCCCTACGAGTACAACCACAACGCCAGGGACAAGTAGTAACCCGGAATTACCACCATAAGAGGGGGCAGATCTGGAATGAAAAAGTTTTTTCTCCTTGTGGCAGCTTTCATATGGGAGATTTTTCACGGGTCTCCTTAAATAAGAGGAGGCGAACGACACGGATCCACAACCCTGCATAAACACACTGATGCCATCTGCTGCCCAGGTAGAGATCGAGTATGGGCTGCCTGCTGCGGGGATGGTTGCCCAGGTGGCCCTGGAGACTGGCTGGCTGGCAAACGTGACTGCCGACATGACTACCGGGAAAACATCAAATAACCTCTTCAACATCAAGGGCAGCTACAACGGCCAGAGCGTCCAGGCCATGACCACCGAGTATGTCAACGGCGTGGCGGAGCAGCTAGTGCAGACCTTCCGGGCATACGCTAATTACGAGGAGAGCTTTGCTGACTACGCTGCATTGATTACCGGCAGTTCGACCTACGCCCGGGCCGTGGCGGCGGAGAACGACCCGGTGGCCTACGCACAGGCTCTCCAGGCCTGCGGGTATGCTACTGCCCCGAATTATGCCCAGGAGCTTATATCGATCATGACTGAATACAACCTGGCCAGCCAGGCAGAGGAGGCGGTAGTTTTGGCTTTACCAATCACCACGGATGCGGCTGGGAATATCATTAAGGTAGGAGCCGTCCCGGCATACGGAACGACAGCGGTAGCCGAGGCGGTGTCGCTGGGGCTGCTCAGTCAGACCCACAACCCCAATGCGATCCCGACCTATGGAGAGCTGTGCGCGATCCTGCTCAATGCCAAACAGAAAGGGATCACAATCTAGGGCGGAGACCATCGTCATAGGAGGAGAGAGGCATGATTACCCGAGAACAATTCAAACCTGGCGTACTGCCGAAGCAACCGGACGAGCGTGACGCCATGATGAAGAATTTCGTTGACGTTGAGAAAATCCACGCCAAGATTATGGCTCGCAAAGCAGAGATGAAAGCGGTGCCAGAGCCTGCCGATCCCACCAACGTCGGTCATGAGTCCCTGATCGGAACAACCGCCTGGCTGATGCTGGGCAACGGCCCGGATGACTCGGTATTCCCGGGGTTTCAGGGGGCTGGCGACTGCACCAACGCAGCGGCTGACCATGAGACCATGCTGTTTACGGCAGAGGCTGGCACCATGGCTCAATTCACTGGAGCCAACACGATCTCTGACTATGTTGCCAACACCAATCCGCCCTATAATCCTCAGACCGGGGCCAATGACAGCGGCTGTATGATCCGTGACATGCTGAAGTACCGGCGTAACGTCGGCATGATCGACGCCAACGGTGTCCGGCATAAGATCGGCGCCTTCATGGCGCTGGACCTGTCCAACCTGGCGAAAGAGATCCCGGTTGCGCTGGAATGTGACTTCCTGGTGGAGCTGGGCGTGAACCTGCCGGCGTCCGTGTTTAACCTGCAACCAGGGCAGCCTTGGGACTATGATCCGACCTCGGAAATCGACGGTGGCCATGATATTCCTATCGTAGGGATCAGGACTGCTCAATACAAGATTGTTAGCTGGGGCGATCTCCTGGGGGCAACTCAGGCCTTCCTTGACAATTACTGCACAGAGGCATGGGCTGTCTTGTCTGAGGATGCTATTGGCCCGCAGGGCACTACCATTGACGGGTACAACAGCGCTGCCCTCAATGCTTACCTGAACGAGCTGGATACAGCGGCCTAGCTAAACAACGGGCGGCGCTCTGCTGCCATCTCCTGCGGGAGAGAAAGGAAGGATCGCATGAGCAACCTGTTTGCTTTGAACCTGGTGCTGGTGTACTCCCTGCTAGGAGTGCTGGCGCTGATCGTACTCAACGTGGCCCTGGCGATTGTGGTATCGCTGATTCAGGGCACGTTCAACCTGCAACAACTCCCACAGTACCTGACCACCGAGATCCCGTATTTCCTGGCGCTGCTGGCCCTGGTGGTTATCGCCCAGGTCAACTTTACGCTGTTTGCATCAAATCTGGGTATGGCCAGCGGCTGGGCGACCGGACTGGCCGTTGCCTCTATGTCTGCGTATGCTTTGAAGATGGTCGAGGAAATCAGTCAGAAGGTGCTGGCCCTGTTCGGCGTTACGGTAAATCTGAGCGCAAGCACTGCCGGCCAGAAGCGGCGGGCTACTGGTTACATTCATGCGTCGGCATTTGTGGTGCTGACTCTGATCATGATGTTCTTGGTTCATCTGCTATAA